ACGCATCTGCGGATTAACCTTGAGTTTAGTGTTGCAGGGTTTGCCAGCCTCATCAATAGTAGGGCAACTACCAATAACAATATCTTCAGACTTATGCCCTAAGACATAATTGACCTTGTTGCTGATAGTAACGATGTGCGTGACTAAATCTGCAATATCGCCGTACTCGTTATAGATCCATTGCTGGCGCTTGATGTGATATTCGCAAGTCAAAGTAATGCGGTTGATCTCTTCCCCGCGCCAAGTGATACGGGTTTCGTGGCGTATCTTTCGCATCTCTGATTCGTGCATCATAAGAACGGAGGATATACCCCCAGTACGCAAATGTAGGGTTTCCAGTCTGACTGGGAGTGGCGGTGTCTTAGAGCCTGATACCCGCTCTCCTTGCGCGCCATTACTAGGAAATAGTTCATCTTCAAGTTCGTGATAACGCGCAGGAAATAAGCGCAACTGCTCAACTGCAAAATGCCAGCACGATTCGCAAATCGGTCTTTCAGATTGACGGCGGCAGTTAGCGCATTTCATCGTGAAACTTCTTGCCTCCGTGAGTAGTTGTTAAATGCCAGTAATGACATTCAGGGCATAAATAAGATCGCATCTTGCGAGAGCCGTTGTGCTTGTGAATAGTTTTCTTAGATTTATCGGCTTCGCCTTTAGACCTAAACGCTATCTTATCGCACATCTCGTTTAGCCTTGAGAGCATCAACATCGGCAGGGTTGTAATAAACCTGCTTGCCTTTTTTCTCAACCCATACCAACTGCTTGCGGTGTTGAAGTTGATGAAGATTATTCTTGGTAATGCCAAGAATCTCGCATACGGTCTTTGAGTCAATTAGTTCCATGATGACCACTCAGGTTCGTCAGCAACTACTGGCTTTGACTTCTTTGCGCCAACAAGTTCAAGAGTGATGCTATCTGCTTTGATTTCTAATCCTTGCTTTTGCGTTCCGTCTTTGGCGGTGTAGTTGGACTGCTTAAATGCGCCAGTAACCTGAACACGCTGACCCTTTGCGACTGAATCGGCAACGAGTTCTGCTTGCTTGCCAACAACTGAAACAGAGAACCAAGTAGTGATCCCATCTGCCCAATTACCTGCCTTATCCTTCTCACGCGGGGTATAAGCAAGAGAGAAGCGAGCGACACCAAATGAGCCGTTCTTTCCGTCATAGAATTTAATCTCGGGATCTGTTCCTACATTTCCGCTAACTGTTATCTGCGCCATGTGATGCCTCCAATTTGTTGTAATTGCCTTCGTTGTCTAACACTACTACCTCTGCATCGTGAAGATGTAAGGGGTATTCGGCGGGATCTGCCCATGAAGGAACCATCCAGCCTTTCACCGTAGCCAGTTCTGGGTTTAGGTGAATACTATTTGTGCCTAAGTTATGGCACTTGTGATGAACCGCGATCAGGTTGGCAACTTCATCCTTGCCCCCACGCGATTTGAGTTTTCTGTGATGCAGAGCGAAATCATCGCCGGGTAATCCACACGATTCGCAATAGCCTTTAGCGCGAGCCAATACTGTTTCAGCAATCTTCTTATCCACGCTTCACCTGCTCGTAGAAATAGAACGGCGCGGAGGTGTATGGGTCTTTGCTTGCTGCTATTTCCAATGCCTCTTCAAGAGTTGCTTCATGTGCCAGCGCGCCAAGAGCGAGGCTAGAACCCGATCCAATAGCGTAATGACCGCTACCGTCAAGGCTAATGGCAAAATCGTCAGCCAAATCAAACACTTCACCACCAACCGCGATAAGAAACGCGAATCTTGTTTCGTCATCTTTGTCATCCTCTAATTTGAAATCGTTATCTTTAAAACATTGCTTGAGAGATGGAACTACCTTGGCGATCATAAAGTGATACAGGTCTTTTTTATCTGCTGCCGTTGGAGTTGGTGGAACCCAGATGTGCTGAGCAATATCGCAAGCAGAACTAAGTCCAGCGCCAGCGATCAAGTATTGACCGCGTTGAGTTATCTTTGCCATTTTGGGATGTGAATATTTGCGAACCGAGGTGACTTGGCTATCTGCGCCTATGACTACGCGATCTTCATATTGGATTGCCGCGATTGTGGTCATGGGCATACCTTACACTAGAAATAAAATAAGGGCGGGAGCGGAGAACTGGAGGTTTCTCTGCTCAACCGCCCTTGTGTCCTAGTGGAACGGCACTAGGAACTTTAGTACCAGTAATGGCTATGCCAGAACCGGAGAGCCTTGCAGGGCGAACCGTAGCGATCTCTCACATAGTTCAACCCTATTTGGATTTGCTTTTCAACAGTTGCTTTTGGGTTAAGCCCTAGCCGTTGCGGAATCCCGCCAGCATAGAATTTAATCCACTTGCCATCTATAAGCATTTTAACGGGCGTATGATTTTTAGCATCAGGCCGCCAGTTAGATTCATTCTGCCAAAGAGTTTGCAAGCATCCCCATTGAGTTGCCCATCCATAATTATTTAATTGTAGTTTTGCATATTGCTTTGCCGCCATTGGTGTTCGTTGTACGAACATCTGCTTTGGTGCTAATGCGTATGACGGGTTAGCGAGCGCGAGTCCTACCGCTAGTGCGGCTGCTAAAAGGAGTCGAGCCTGTAACCTCAGCGCGCGCCAATCTCTCCCCTGTCTAAGACTTCGATGGCGTTGCCTCCATTGATTGTAGTCTGCATTTCTGCATCCCCTTTCTTTGGTTGTGCGGTTATTGTAGTGCAGGTTGAGCAAGCGCGGTCAAATACAATCCATTCCCCGCATGATTTACACCTGCCTATATTCCATTCACTATTCATCGTCTAAAACTATCTTGATCTCATAGCCTTTTTCATAAGCATAATCAATAACTTCGTTAATTGGCATATCTTGAATCATCATCCAGCCAAGTTCTTCAATAGTAAGGGTTTTCGGCTTTTTCTGAATCCTTTTCATAGAACCAAATCATCCACTAATTCTTCAAGCATCTGAAGATCACCTGAGTTATCAAGGGTGCGATCAAAAACCCAATCATCCATAGCGGTTTCAGAACTATGCTCGTTGGTTGGATAAATACCTCTGCGATTTATGCGCCACACTTCCCCAAACATCCACTTGATTTCTTGGGCTTCGTCAGGGAATCGAACATCAGTCACTACAACTTTATCGCCAGCCTCAACATTGCCTAAAGCCATCTCAATCCACAACTGCGGATCAATGATGTTGCGACCTACCTCAGTACCCAATACCTGAAGCAAACGGCGAACCTCTGGCATCTTCTTGGCTGCTTCCCACCCAAAATCATCAAAGTATTCTGAAAGGTGAAGCGGAAAATCTGCGCGTACTGCAATGATTGGATCAAGCGCAAACAAGCACTCCCTGATCTTGTCGGCAAACGCTACGCGCTTATAGCCGTGATGCTGAACGAGAATGTTGGCAACCGTATCTTTTCCGGACTGGGCGTACCCAGACAATCCAATAATCATTTGCAATCCTCACAATAGTTAGGGGTTCTTAAATACTTACTTGCGGTGTAATAAACCTTTGAGCAATGAACGCAACGCGCTTTTTTGGGTTTATTTCTACGGCTTGACGGTGATCCCTGTGTGAGCCATACCCACATCAAAAACATACCCGTTGCCATTCCAAGATAACCTAAAATCACTTGGCTGCCTCCAAACATTGCTCACAATCTTCTTTCATAAGCACCAAACAAAGGCAACCTTTTTCATCGCAGGTATTGCCATGCTCGTAACACACATCAGGGTTCATTAGTAACCTCCCCAACCTGTGCCGCGAAAGTGTGCTGGCGTTGCTTGGAACTGCTTGCTCATCTGCTGGTTACAGAGTGGGCAGTTAGGAATAGAGCCATCTTCAAAAGACTGATACATCTCAATCTGAGATTGATCTGCTTGGCAGCGATATACATAAGTTGGCATTAGAAAAGTCCAATCTGTTCAATAGTTGAAACAACCCAAACAATGCAATCATTTCCGTTTTCATTCTTGCGGGTTTTACCTGAATCGTAAATCAAGTTTTCTTTGAGTAACTTGCCGCGAGTTGGGCGCAAAGTATCCCCACTCATTTTAAGAGCAAACTGCATTTCCTGATCTGTGGCTCCCTGATCCATGCGATCAACAAGAAATTGATACACGCGGGCTTTGTGAGAACTCATGCGTGGCGCTGCTTTTCTCTGGGCTTCAATAGATGTGGCTCTCATTTTGTCTCCTTGTAACTAGATGGAGACTTGCCAACCTTGTAAGTGTTGGATTTTTCGCTAGGAATTCCTAAGCGACTATTTTCAATCAGCCTTTTATTTCTTTCCAACGCTTCTTTGGCGCGCTTAATATTTTTTTTATTCATCGCTGACCCAACGCAATCTGCGCGCAGAGATCCTGCACCTGCAAGAGCGAGTTCTCTAGTCCGTTTTTCACAATCTGCTTACGGCGCGTTGTAAGATCAAGGGCGCAAATTTCCTCGTAGATCGCCAAACGAACGCGAGCCTGAATAGCCTTGACCATCTGCTCAACTGCTTCTTGACCTTCGGGAGTATCAAGCACAAGTTTTGTACCGTCAATCTTCCAATGATTTTCCTTGCACAATAACTTAGCCACTTAGAGCCTCCTCAATAAAGAATACGAGTTGTAGGAAAGCACATCCTAGTAGTGGTATGCCGATAAGAATTAGTGCGGTCATTTAGGCTACCTCAACAATTCGGCAGTTATCGGGAGTCGCAACGCGAATAGCTGGTGCGATGTATGGGCTTGAATAAAATGATGCAGGGCCGCGTACCTCGCCCAAAGTTACAACAGTTACATACTTGTAACCCTTGTTCTTAACTGCGCGATCACCCAAACCAACCCATTGAATAATTGGCTTGTTAAAACCTTCGGCATCTTCAAAAGAATTAAAAATTGCCCAAGATATGCCGTAACGAGTTTCGACCTGCTTGCATGGAACCAAGTTGCCATCCATATCAGCCAAAGTTGAAAACTCAGTCATGTAACCATTGG